GTCCACGATGTATTACGTAAGATGGACTTTGATATGTTGGTCTGTGATGAAGCAACATTCCTAAAGAACAGAAACACAATTAGGTTTAAGTCATTACTTGGTTCATACAAAGAACGCAGAAAGTATCCCGGCATCAAGACTGACCACATTGTGTTCTTGACAGGAACACCCGTAATGTCACGCCCTATTGAGGCGTTCACCCTACTCCATATCTTAGACAAGAACAGGTTCAGCAACTTCTATCACTTCACAGAACGATATGGTGGGTGGAAAGGAGTTCCGGTCAGAAATCTAAGAGAACTACACGAACGCACAAAAGACTTAACCATTCGTCGTAAAAAGACAGATGTGTTAAAAGAACTTCCAGATAAACAACGAAACGATTTATACATTGAGATGTCTACCGAAGAACGTAGAGAGTATCTAAAAATGTTAGACGAGTTGTTTAACCAATGGAAGTTCAGTGGCAAACCAACCGTAGGCACAATGCCTAAAATCCAATCGTTCTTGATTGACCAAAAGATGCCTCGTCTCCACGAAATCATAGACGAGTATCTGGACAACGACAGACCCATTCTTATCTTCTGTTGTTTTGTAGAACCACTCAAACGACTAGCAGAACATTATGGTCACGATGCCGCACTCTTACACGGGTCAATGAAAAAAGAAGAACGACAGGAAAGTATTGACAAGTTGGTCAGTGAAGAAGCAAAGGTTGGGTTGTTCAGTCTTAAAGCAGCTGGTATGGGTATTGACGGATTACAACACGTTATTGATACCGTGATATTCCTAGACAGAGATTGGGTGCCTGCTAACCACGAACAAGCAGAAGACCGTGTGCATAGAATTGGTCAGGACGCTAAGGTCCAAATCTATTATATGACGGTTGAAGATAGTATAGATGAATATATGGCAGAACTCATCAACGACAAGATGAAGATTGCTTCTGAGATTGTAGATGGTGAGGTCATCAATCCAGAAAACTCCAAATCAGTATTCAAGGAGTTCGTGCAACGCCTCACTAGGGAAAAATATTTAGAGTAAACTATTTATAAATGTTACATTTAATATAAGGAAAAAGTTATGACAGAGTTTATGTATCCAACGGAGGTTATCCAATTACCAAGTCAGGGAAAGATTTATCCTGAAGGACACCCTCTACGGGAAAATGGTGGTAAGTTAGATGTCAAGTATATGACAGCTAAAGAAGAAGACATTTTGACAAATACCAATCTTATTACAAAGGGAACAGTTGTTGATGTTCTAATGGATAGTTTGGTCATTCACGAAGGAATCAAAGCAAAAGACTTATCTACTGGTGACTTAAATGCCGTATTACTGGCATCAAGAGTTCTTGCTTATGGCAAAGAATACCCAGTAGAAATCAGTTGTGGTAAATGTGATACAAAAATCGACCATAATATAGATTTGTCAACATTGCAAATTCCAGAGGAGGTTGTAGATACAAACAGTGAGGGCCATTATAGTTTCAGTACACCAAGTGGTTTAGATGTCGTGGTTAAGACATTAACAAGAAAAGAAGAAATGCAACTTGAGAAAGATGTAAAGGCTGTGGAATCCAAACTAGGAACTTCATCTATGGTCACCTCAAGATTAAAAAAGATTATAGTTTCAATAAATGGTGTCACCGATAAAAATGAATTATCTAACATGGTGGATAATCTGGTTATCAGAGATGCAAAATTTATTAGAAAAGAATTTGATAATATCAATCCATCCGTTGATATGTCACTTGAAACAGAATGCACAAATTGTGGTCATGTCATCACGGGAGGTGTCCCGATCGGGATTAACTTTCTATGGCCTGACGCAGAACTATAAAAAGTATCTACACGAAATGATGGTCAATCTGACCATGAATGTAGATGGGTTTACATTAAGAGATTGGTATGAAATGCCGGTCAGTCTAAGAAATTATTATGTTACGATTGTAAACGACATTTCCGAAAAACGAAAACAGGAAATGGATAAAGCCGCGAGAAGATAATGAACGAAGACGAGTTGAAGTCATTAACTAGTGCGATAAATAGTCTCACTAGAACTATGAAAAATCAACAAGCTGCCGAACAACTTGGCGCCCTCGGTGGTCGAGATAATTTAAATACCCGTGTTGGTGTGGGTGGTACAGGACTACGTGCATTCTTCAGTCTTCCGGCCCAACGTGTACAAATGCTCATAAAAACGGCTGTACGACAGGGAATAACAGAAGGTCTTAAAGCTGCAGCAACAGGGGGTGAGCCCATATTAAGTGAAAGAATTGCGGGCCGCCCCAAACAAGTGTCAGAAAGACTTGATGAACTATTAAAAGACCCAGAAAAAAATAAACAATTAATAAAAGAAGAATTTCCTAAGTTTGATGCACAGATGTATAAAAATCTTGGTCAATTTACTCCCCGCGAACAGGGTATTGTTAGTGAATTAGACGAAGAGATTAGAGTACAAAAAGAACGTTTAGCTGAATCACAACAACAGTCAAGGTATGGGCTTCCGGGTAATATTGAGAGAGATTTTGAAATGGCAATTGCTCAACGTGAAGGTGCCAGAGAAAATATTGTTCGTCAGGCAAATGAACGTCAAAAAGAGTATTTAGAAACTCAAAAAGACCTAGAAATATCTGAAAGAGATAAAATAGACAGGACACAAACGTTTGTGAAAGGTTTGGGATTAGTAATAACTACAATCGGCCTTGTAGTTGGTGCACTAAGCAGATTTAGAGATGCTTTAGTTCAGATATCACAACAACTTGGTGGTGTGTCCGTAGGTAAAGCTTTTGAAGAAAGAATCGCCGCATTTATAAATTCATTATTAACAGGCTTTACAGTTAGTAGTCAACGTATTTTAGAAACTCAAGGCGCTTTGGCTCAAGAATTTGGTAGACTATCAACATCTGGTTCTGCGTTAGACCTAACCAAAGTAGCTCAAAGTTATGGATTGACCGCTCAACAACTGGTCGGTTTGGAAAGAACATTACAGTCTAACGCATTATCTGCGTCAGATGCATTAGATGCATTTAGAGAACAGGGTATTGTCAGTGGTGTAGCTGCCGAAGAAATCAATAAAAATATGGGAGCAGTTGCTCGTGCCGGTGATAAATTCAATGAGTTTATCGTAGAAGGTATTGCAAATGCTAAACGACTTGGTTTAGAGTTTGGTAAAATAGAACAAACTCTCACTGGTTTTGCTACTAATTTTGAAGGAACTGTAGAAAGTTTTGCACAGACCAGAGCATTGATTCCCGGTTTTGCAACAGATTTCTCTGAACTATTCAGTGTTGCTCTAACTGGTTCTACAAATGATTTAATTAATATTGTTCGTGAGGATTTACAGGGAGCTGGTATAACTTCCGCTTCAGAATTAAATAGAGCCGCTCTGGAAAATCTAGAACAAGCCACAGGGTTTACCGAAGACCAAATTGACCGTATCCTTGCCAATGAAGACATTAATTTTGACGCTCAAATGGATTTGGATGGTAACCGTAATTTGTTACTGAAAGGTATTATAGTTACATTAGGCGCAGTGGGTGGAGCTATAGTTGGTGCTGTTATTGGCGGTTCTGGTATAAAAGGCGGATTGGCAGCCGCGGGGGCCGCGGTAGGAGCTAGCTCGGGTGGTGCGATACTTGGCGCCGCTGGTGGCGCTGCAGCCGCTCTCGCGGCCACGACGAGAGGAGACGACATCGTATCTAAACCCGGCTACGGCGAAAGAACCTTGGTCACTCCAACAGGAAATATTGCATTAAATAATAGAGACACCTTGGTCGCAGGAACAGAACTATATGGTAAAGGAGAAATATCTTCCCAACAGGCCGATTATAGAAGTTTAGAAACAAGACTAGATAAACTAATTATGTTACAGGAACGTAGTCTTGCTCCAAGAGAAATAAACATAACAGGTTTTGATAAGGCTATGGAATCACAACAACAAAATGCTATTAGGAATTACTAATGCCAGAACTTAAAGATTTATTCTTAGAAAGGGAATCGGAACTGTACAATTATGTAAAGTATCCTTATAAAGAAGATGACGATACACAACCATACCGTTATACTACATTGGATAATGCAGAACCAATGAACAATACATTCTTTGAGGACCAATCAAATCCAGTATCTTTAAGTGCAAGAAGAGACTTCAACAGAATGTTTCAATTTAGTAAATCAGCTAAGGGTGTGGTCTTTCTTGGGAAACAACAATTCTTACAAACAGGTAATACATTTGCACAAACCAGATTGTATAACCCACTTAATGTTCAAATACATTCTGTTCCATTTGTTCATATGCCAAGACACGTTGATGTTAAACAAACAATACAATCTTTGTTTGGTGGCACATCTGACCCAGAACGATATGCTAGATTACAAAAAGAAACGGTAGATGAATCTAAAACTCGCGCCGTCGCGAGATATAGTGGTAAGGGTGGTATATTAAATATAACCAATCAACCAACTGCTATTTCGTTGGATGGAATTGGTCGTAGATTACAAAATAATGTTATTGCTAGTTTTAGACAAATTGGTTCAGGATTTTCCGCACAATTTAAAAACCCAACTGGAGGAAGACCAGAAGCAGATACAGAAAATCTTGTAGCAACCCATTATAATGAATTGGTAGATAAAATTGGATTTACTGGAAATCATTTGTGGTCCTACACAGACCAATATTATTCTAACAACGAGGCGGCTTCTATCTTATATAGTTGGAGAGATAATAAAATTACCACTCCCGGCTTCCGTCAAGAGATTACTCTTAACAATACAATTGTTTCTACTGGAAAACAAAGAGAAATTGCCGGGCTATATTTTAGAAGTAATTCACAACAGAGAGTTATAGAATCTCCGGGCATCACGATAGATCTAGGTAGACAGTTTAGTTCAATTATATTAAGTGATAATAGATCTATTAGAATAGGATTGGCCAACAGATATGTATATGATTTCAATGAGTCACCACCTCCCATAAAAGATGAAGATACTGTTAGTGACATTTCATATCAAACAAAATTAGACGAATGGATAGATAAAAATGAAAAATATGCAACAGAAGTAAGTAACTATCTAGCATCAAGTAGAGAAGAACAAGGTTTAAACATTCCATTTCTAGGAACGGGCTCCTTTTCAGATGGAACCTTTAATGCAAGAACTCGTTATTATAAAGACCCAATGACGGCTCCAACTATTTTAAAAACGGACATACCAAGAGGTCAGGATGTAGATAGTATTGATGTTATTTTTCATAACTTATCTGGTCCGGTACCAGACCCTAATACAGATACAGGAACTAGATTTATACGAAATTATGATGTTAGATTTAGAGCGTTCATCAAAGATATAAACGAATCAATTACACCAACATATAATGAAAACAAATATATTGGTCGATACGAAACATTCTATACATACAATAAAGTTACTAGAGATTTAAGTTTTGAGTTAACAATACAGGCATTCAGTAAAGATGAAATTAAAAGAATACTAGACAGAATGTCTCTATTAACTTCTTTTGCATATCCTAAAGTGTCCCGTGGTACAAACTATCAAACCCCAAGTATATTCAAGGTTACCATTGGAAAACTTTATACTGTTCAACCATGTATCTTACAATCATTAACTCATAGAATAGAAGAGGACGTATCGTGGGACATTGACGAACAAATTCCAATGTCGGTCAAGTGTAATATGCAATTAAGATTACTGGATAAGAAAAGCTATGACACATTTAGTTTTGACATATATAAAGATACCAACATTACTCTAGGCGTCTAGGAAATACAAATGGATAGATTCAAAGAACAATTCACAAAAAAAGTTAATGGAAGGGGTAGGGTATATAGAATATCCCTTCCAGATTCTATTCCATCAGACACCCCCACAATAGAATTATACACACCACAGTTGGGTGAACGATTCGATAATATTGCATATAAATTTTATGGTGATAGTACATTGTGGTATGTTATAGCACAAGCAAACAATTATGTAAAGGGAACTTTATACCCTAAACCAAATGAAGTTATACGTATTCCAAGGATTTAATAATGCCTTTATTTAGAGAAAGTTTTAGACCTCATATTAAACAAGAACTTGAATACAGAAGAACTCATAAAGGTAGACAGGATGTATTTTCTCCGGTAGTTAGGGTCACTTCTCTTGTTCAAGGAACTTTGTATGGTAATACCATACGCGGATTAACCATTGGGTTATCTGATTACAGAGAATCTTCTTTGGACAGTTTGACTAATATATCTGGAAAGGGTAGTGCAATTGGAACTACCTATGTGGACCGAAACCGTCCCTCAACTGTATTTATCCCATCAAAAGTAAATCTACCCTCTCCCGGCGTAACCGATGTTTCTATATCTACTCAATCCAAGGGCGGATTGGTATTCAAAGCTCAGGTCAATTTTAAATTTTATGGCAAAGAACAATATGATTTTCTATATCAAACATTTATGCGTCCCGGCACACCCATTTTGCTTGAATATGGTCATTTAAGAACAAACTATGATGATATCAAAACTAAATCAGATGCAGATAATACGGTAAACCTTTTACGTGATTTAAAATTTTTTAAAGATTTAGACAGTCCAACAATTAATTCTTTTGAACAAGATTTATATCAAACTGCTAAACTTGTAGCTAATAGAGAGTCTGGCGCTGTTGTGGGGTTGGTCAGTAATTTCAAAACATCATTGAATGAAAACAATGAATATGAAGCTAGCATTGAGTTAATTAATGCTTTAGAATATATGTTTGCACTACCACCAGAAGACACCTTTCTAAGTTTTGGGGAGAAGGCAAACTTATCAAATTCTATTCGTGCTAATTTTGGTGAAATGGATGACCTAGATTACGATGAAAAATATGATAGGGTGTTTCAGTATATACTAAGAGATACTGGTCAAAATTTTGAGGGAGATAACACTGCGCTTCCTAATCATAATAACGAAAATCATATACATTTTATAAATATGGGTGAGGTTGCTGCATACGCTCAGATCGCTGATCGTCGTGAGAGTAGCAGCGCGAGTGCCGCGGCGAGCGCCGACGCCTCCGGTCCCGGCAACTTTGAGGCAGTCAAGGCCTCCGGCACGGTACCCTTGTCGGATGAATCGTATATTAATTTTATTTATTTTTTGAATAAAATATTGCCTATAATTTTGTTTGATACAGTCAAAAATTCAGAAAATTGTGATGGTCAAGCTGATATATTATTTAGAACTGGTGCTCAAATTTCGAGTCTTACTCAGTTTGTAACGGGCACCGCAACAGACAATCGCGGTGAGCGCGTAGAGCGCCGCCGCCGCGTTGAACAGGCGGATATCTCCACTCAAACTAGAATTAATACATCCGTAAATAATGATTTTTATAATACTATGAAAGAAATGCATGGAAATGAAAATGATACTTTTAACACAGTGGCTAATTTTGAACCCCCAAGATATATTCCTACGTTAAGAAGTATTAGATTGAAGGACGTTCTTATTAATAATGAAAACTTATATGATAATTTTACACAGTCCTCTCTGTGGGATAGAATAATTAAGGGTTATGAAAATAAATTTGATTTAAGTAATGCTGAAGTAAAAGATATTTTTTTTAAGACATCAAATTATATTTCTGGTCGTTCTAGGTATGGTGAAAATAAAACATTTGATGGTATTTTTATAAATTATAATTTAATAAGGAATAGTTTTTTAAATTCTAATTCTGTTTCAGAAGCTTTGATTAAAATTTTGAATAAAATAAATAGTGCAACTTCGGGGATATATGATTTAAAATTGAGATATTATACTTTTAATTCGGGTCAAATTAATTTTTCTGAACAATTTTCAGATGGTAGTACGCTTTCTATTGTCTTGCCGGGAGAAGATATATCCGTGTTTACAATTTATGACGCAAACAATTATCCTAAAAAAGATGAAATTGTAGATTTATATACATTTTTTGAAAATGATATATCGGAAGCGTTATCCTATAATTTTGATTTTTCTTTGCCCCAAAGTGTGGCTAGCACAGTTATTGCCGATACTTTTAGAGATAATACTAGAAACATTGTTGGTGATGCGTCTACATATCAATTATTTAGAAATGGATATCTTACAGATGATGAAGATAACCCACTAATAACCCCATTGATAGGTTCTGGAGCATCATCTGGTGAAGGTCAATGTGACGATGGAACAGATGATTTTTTTAAGGTCAAAGTCTTAAGTGAAAGTGATGTGGGTTTATTCGACCGTTTGGTTAGATGGTTTACAGAACAAGGTTGGATGGAATCAGAAGCAATACAACGCGCTCGACAAGTGATTCAATCAGAAGGAGAAAATTTCAAATTAATAACTGCATACAAAGAGTATGCTCCCGAAGTTATGAAAGCCGAAGCAATAAATCAAGGAATGTTAAATACAATTCCTACAAGTGCTAAGGTTACTATTAAATTAGTGGGACTTGATGGGTTTAGATTTGGTGATATGTTTACGGTTAGAAATATGTTACCTGACCCATATGATGAAAACAATGTATTTATGTTGATCGGATATAAACATACAATTAATTCTGATGGGTGGATTACTGAGATAGATGGTATTATGATAGCTACTACATTGGAAAAGAATTATCCAAGAGCAGTTAGGGAAGTTAGGAACCCAGAATCACCCCGAGCATACGGACGAGGAAGTGTATAATGTCATTCTTAGTAAACATAAAACCAACGACACCCGTGGTCACCAATCGTGATAAGAACAGAAAATATATGTATCGTTATTTTGTATCTAAAGCAAACCAAATAAATACTATGGTGTATGAGGTTAACTTAAGAGAATACGAAAAACATATGGGTAACCAATATATTGTTAACACATATTTAAAATGGCTCATTGTTGGTAAAAAAGAAGATACAATCATAGAAGTCTATATGACTAACCCAAATGAAAAAGAACCCATCACCATTCCCGGCGTCTTGACACAGAACAAAGCTAGTGTTATGTTTTATAGTAGAAAGATTCCTGCACTAAAAAGCTACCTAAGAAAATACGACCAATTCTATGTTGGGGAGTAATGCAATATATCTCTGGTGAAAACCTACAAACAATCCTAAAGAACGGCCAACAAAAGATTGTTCTGTATGTGTTGACTGACCACAAACAACATTCGTGCAACAACTCATTGTCTTGTATGTATATCAAAACTACAGATGGTGAGTTTTTTTCGTCGTTTGACCACCCCGACTATCCCACCCAATCCACAGAAGGCTTGGTCATCAATAACGCATATACAACCAACATCAAAGAGTTGGTCAATCTAGGTATCGTGGTCAATAACAACGTAGACTTGTTATACTTTAATGATACACCAGAGGTTAGTAAGCTCAGTCATTTCTACCATACAAAACTACCCGTGGTCAAGAATGTAAACAGAATTATTCCCCTATATTCTCACCTAGAAAGTATGCAAGAAATCGGTAGTCAACTAAAGCCAAAGAAGGGTATGACCGACCGATACAAAACGATGTATCACCACCTCATACCCTCCGTATTTTCGTCCATAGAACGTCTAGGCGTCCCTGTAAATGACGAACTTTTCCTTAACCACTACGGACAAGACAAGAGGTATTTGATACAGGAGAACAGAGTATATACATCCTATAATATATACACAAAAACTGGTCGCCCAAGCAATACTCATGGTGGAATCAACTATGCTGCATTGAATAAGACCGATGGTTCCCGTGACATTTTCCAGAGCGACAAACTATTGGTCAACATTGACTTTAACAGCTACCATTTGTTCTTGATTTGTGAGAAGTTGGGAATAGAAATACCCAAAAACGCTCATGAATGGTTGGGTAAGATGTATTTTAACAAAGATACATTGAATGATGTGGAATATGATGAGGCTAAAAAGATAACATTTAGAAATCTGTATGGTTATGAGATGGATGAGAATGTTAAGAGTCTACAATTGTTCCAAGAAATCCAAAAGTTTCAGGAAAACCTCTGGGCACAATATCAATCTTGTGGATATCTGGTGACCGACTATGATAATGAAATCGTGGTGGACAATCCAAGTAAAAACAAGGTCTTCAACTATTATATTCAGGCATTAGAGACAGAAACCAATGCTAAACAACTACATAGTCTCATAGTCAATGGAGTTACGCCGATTCTATACACATATGACTCTATGGTGTTTGAAATTACACCAGACGAGGTTGAGTTTACTAGAGATGTGTTAAAGGATAAACTTTTGTTTCCATATACCGCCAAAGTAGGTCATAATTTTAACTTTTGATTTTATGAAACCTATTTATTGATGTATATTTTACACGAGCATCAATATGAGAACACAATTATTGTCTACATTCTGTAAGTCGGATGAATTAGAAGAGACTTGTAAAAAAATATTAGATAAATATGAAGTAGTGTTTGATAAGATATTTGTTCTGGAAAATGTTGAAGACCCAACACAATTAATCTTGACCTACAATGTGGTCAACGCAGATTTAAATGACATCTTGGAGTCAACAATCTCTGTTCACAGAAAGAAGCAATCAAATACTATTTATACTATAAATGCATTAAACAAATTGATTATGGAAAAGAACAATGGCATTCTTGACAAGAAGTTTGTCGTAGAATGGTCAGAGTTAGAGAATGTAATCTTGGTTACTGCCTATGGAAAATTAAAAAAGATACATACGCAGATAAACGAAATTATACATTTGTAGTATGTCTGGTGAAGTAATGGCGTTTCTGGATTCTAATATACCACTAAAACAGGTCTTGGTAGCGGTCATCGCTATCGGTGGTGCTGTGTTTAGTCTTGGTCAAATCCAACAACGATTCAATGTTGTAGAAAATACCATTACATTGCTGGTTGAAGAAGAAGAACATATGGCTACTAAAGAAGAACTAGAGGTCATATCACAAAGGTTGGACAAAAAGATACAAGTATTAAATGAAAAGGAAGACCAAATACACGATTTGGAATTACAACTTCAGGAATTGAAAATTAGATTTGAGGAGCATAGTCATGATTAGAATGTTACCATTAATTTCAAAGAAAGCATTTATGGTCTTTGAAGAAGAAAAAGAAGAAAAGAAAGACCACGAAATTGAAATGGTTATGGCTGAATTAGAACAATCTATCAAGAACGCCCATATGATTATGAAGAAAGTAAAAGAACACGGACACACAGAATTAGAAGCGTGGGTCCAATCCAAGATTACAAAGAGTGCTGATTACTTAAATTCTGTTGCCGGTTGGTTAGATAGTCACGATGGACTAGATGACAAAATTGGAACAGACGACGACAACATTGGAGGAATAAAAAATGATACTACTAAGTGAACTACTAGACGAAGATGGTGAAGCTGCTCAACAAGCTAAACAAATGGGTCTTATCTCTAAGGGTTGGGGCCGATGGGCTGACCCAAGAACAGGTAAGATAACACATAAAACCGATGGTGGGCGACTAGTGGCTGTAGACCCACAACAACAGGCTAAACCAAAAAGTAAAACAGATCGTTTACCTAATTTAGCTGGACCCGATGCATTTACAATGACAAAGGGTGGTCGTGCTGTTCCTCTTAAAAAAGATAAACCAAAAAGTAAAACAGATCGTTTACCTAATTTAGCTGGACCCGATGCATTTACAATGACAAAGGGTGGTCGTGCTGTTCCTCTTAAAAAAGATAAACCAAAAAGTAAATACGATGACCCCAAATATAAAAAGGGTGATTGGTGGGACGACCCCGACTTTGACCAAAAGATGATGGCAAAGACTTCTGCTGATAGAGCACTCAAGGTGGCAAATATGTCTGGTCCAGCCGTTGAAGATGCATTAAATAGACACGGGATTGGTGATAATTGGGGAGGTAATGTCAGTTGGCAACACGACCCAGAAACGGGTGATGTCGATGGATATGATGATGAGGGTGGTGATTATGGGTCAGTTAAAGCCATTGGAAACGGTCGTTATATGGTAAGACTGCCTGGCCAAAAATATGAAGAAAGTAATAAGGTAAAAGGGCTTGGTGATGCTGTAAAGGCATTGGCCGCTGCAAATAAAGATAATTACTAATTGTAACAAATAAAAAATAAGACTTGACTTAAATACTAAACGATGTTATATTACTGAAGTAGTAAAAATTAAACCCTAAACCATAAGGAGAAAAACTATGGCTCTTGACATTTCTGCACTTCGTGCTAAGCTCAATACCTTCCAAGGACAGGGACAACGTTCCTCTGCATTCTGGAAACCCTCGGCGGGAAAGACGATTGTTCGTATCGTTCCCCTCACCGACCGCCCGGAGAATCCGTTCTCTGAGCTTTACTTCCATTATCTTGGAAACAAGACTCACCTAAGTCCTATGACTTATGGTAATCGTGACCCGATTGCCGAATTCGCCGATAACCTTCGTGGTGATGGTAGTCGTGAGTCTTATCAGCAAGCCCGCGAGTTTATGCCTAAGCTCCGTACTTTTGTTCCTGTAGTTGTTCGTGGTGAAGAGGATGAAGGTGTCCGCTTCTGGTCATTCGGTAAGACCGTTTACCAAGAGCTTCTACAAATTATCGCTGACCCTGACTATGGTGATATTACTCACATTGAGACAGGTCGTGATATTACCGTCACTTATATTCCACAGGAACAGAGTGACACCAATTTCCCGAAGACTTCGGTAATGGCCAAGCCTAATCAGACTCCTCTCAGTGATGATGCTCGTCTGGTTGAGAATTGGACCACAAGTCAGCCCGACCTTCGTTCTCTGTATAAGGAACCTTCCTTTGAAGAACTCAGTGCGTTCCTCAAGAGATACCTTGACCCCGATGGTGCGGTTGATGCTCCTGAGACGAGTGTAACACAACAGGTAACCACACCTGTTGCTGCTGCTCCTCAACAGACAAGTGCTCCCGTTAAGAGTGCTGTTGATGAGTTTGAATCGCTCTTCGCAGAGTAATAAATGCCAATAAAGAAAAAGGTTGATACACCCGACCGTGATGAGTTAGCACAGACTATTGCAGATAGTCTTAACTCAATGATGAAAACTGATGGTCAGGTAGCCTACTTTCTTGACGGTGGTGAAGATACCCCAATTGATTTAGATGATTGGGTTTCCTCTGGAGCCACCATGTTGGACCTTGCTATCAGCAATCGTCCACATGGTGGTTTTCCGGTGGGGAGGATTGTAGAATTAACGGGTCTTGAACAATCTGGTAAAAGTCTTCTCGCTGCTCATGCCATCGCCAGCACACAAAAGGCTGGTGGTGTAGGTATTTTGATTGACACAGAGTCTTCGGCTAACGAAGAGTTCTGGCGTTCCATTGGTCTTGATATGACTAAGATGGTATATGTTCAAGCAGATGCCCTTGAGGATGTGTTTGATATGATTACCAATGTTATTGAAAAGGTCAGGAAAGCCGACAAGGATAAGTTGGTCACAATCGTGGTTGATTCAGTTGCTGCCGCTTCTACCAAGAAAGAGATTGAAGCCGACTTTGGTAAGGATGGTTATGCTACAGATAAGGCAATTATTCTCAGTAAGGCTATGAGAAA